AGGTGATAGTGATAACGTGTTTATCGGTTATGATGAATCAGCAGATGTAGTAACATTTGGTACTGGTTCATTTACTGGTGCAAGTACAGGAGACTTAACACTAACAGACGCAAGTATCAGAGCGGCTAATGTTAGTGCAAGTGGAGATTTAACAGTTACAGGTGCGACAACTTTAAATGGTAATATTACACTTGGAAACGCTTCAAGTGATACAATTACAGTAACAGGAAGATTTGCAACAGCACTTGTACCTGATACAAATATTACATATGACTTAGGTACATCTTCATTAAGATGGAGAGATATTTACCTATCTGGAAATACAATTGACTTGAATGGTGCAACTATTTCAGGAGATGGAACAGGAGCAATTCAAATTTCTGCTTCTGGTGCAACTTTACCAGCAGGTTCGTTAGTAGGATCTAACAAGATCGCTGAAGCGGATGTTACTACTGGTACTCCAGTAAAAAGTATTCCACTTTACACAACAGCAGGTGGATTAAGTAATCCAGCAACAACATTTTCATTTCAAGCATCCTCTGATAGATCGGTATTCAAAGCCTTCACATTATCAAATGGTGGAGCACCAGTACCTATCAGATTGTTTACATTTTAACAAAAGTATAAATAGAAGATATTAGGAGAAAAATATGGCAGCAAAAACACCAATTAGAACGGTATTTGACGGTAGTAATAACGCAACTGGATTAGCAGAATTTCAATCTGGTGAGTTTATTGATTACGCATTTGGCGGAACTGGTTTATCATCATTAGGTTCGGCTGGTCAAGTTCTTAAAGTTAATTCAGGCGGAACAGCATTAGAATACGGCAATGTTGAAATTTTATTAAACATTGACAATATGACTGATGGATCAGGAACATCTATTGCAGATTCAGATAAGTTTGCTATATCAGATGGCGGTACAGAAAAATATGTACTTGCTAGTGATATACAAGCATATATTGAAAGTTCAGCAATTAATATAACTGGTTCTTTACAAGTAGATAGTAAAACAGTTGCTACACAACCGTTCGCAATCGCTCAAGCCATTGCTTTAGGTTAATTTTATTATATAAATAGTCTATAGAAAAAGGACTAGTTATATATGGCAACACCTACAAGTAGATCAACATTTAAAGAATATTGTTTAAGAAATTTAGGCAAACCTGTTATTGAAATCAACGTGGATGATGACCAAGTTGAAGACAGAATAGACGAGGCATTACAATATTTTGCTCAGTACCATTATGATGGTGTTGAGAGAATGTATCTAAAATATCAATTTACATCTGCTGATTTAGCGAGAGCGAGAGCGGATACTTCACCTACAACTACAACTGATAAAGCAGACAATTCTGTAACATCTGATACCAAAGAAGGTAAAGGTTACATAGTTATGCCTGAAGCGGTTGTTTCTGTTATTAACATATTTCCGTTTGATGATAAAGCAAACTTAAATATGTTTGATGTTAGATACCAATTAAGACTTAATGACTTATACGATTTTTCATCAACATCAATAATTCACTATCAAACAGTTAGAACGCATTTAGATTTTTTAGATCATATATTGGTTGGAGAAAAACCTTATAGGTTTAATCAACATATGAACAGACTTTATATAGATATGGATTGGACTAATGACGTACAAACAGGTGATTATATAGTAATTGAATGTTATAGAAAATTAGACCCAACAGTTTATACAGATATTTTTAATGACATATTTTTAAAAAGATATGCAACGCAATTAATTAAGCGTCAATGGGGCGCTAACCTATCTAAATTTAACGGTGTTCAAATGCTTGGTGGAGTTACTATGAATGGTAAAGAAATTTATGATGAGGCAAATAGAGAAATAGAAAAACTAGAAAAAGAGTTAACTACTGTCTATGAAACACCAGTTAACTATATGATAGGATAATGAATGGCAACCAACTTCTATATAAACAGAGGTGGAACTACCTCTGAAAAAAATCTATACGAAGACATAATAATAGAATCTATTAGATTCTATGGACACGATATTATATATCTTCCAAGAACGTTGGTCAATAGAGATGATGTTTTAGGCGAAGATAACATCTCAAAATTTACTAATGGTTATTCTTTAGAGATGTATTTTGAAACCAATGAAGGATTTGCTGGCGAACAAGAATTAATTAATAAGTTTGGTATAGAATTGCGAGACGACACATCTTTTTGTGTTGCTAAAAGAACCTGGGAAAGATTTGTCGGTTATCAAAATAATACAATTGTTGCTGGTAGACCTAATGAAGGCGACATAATATATTTTCCTTTACAAAAAACTTTTTTTGAAATACTATTTGTAGAAGATCAGGAACCGTTTTTTCAATTAAATAATTTACCCGTTTATAAATTAAAAGTAACTAAGTGGGAATACAATTCAGAATTAGTATCTACTGGAAATTCAGAAATTGATGATAAATCAAGTGCTGCTTCTTTAGATATGTTAAACTTCCAATTTACTTTAGAAAACGAAGTAGGATCAATATTATTAGAAGGTGATGAAACTAATTATTTAATTAATGAATCATATGCAATTGAAACTCAATCTCCATATGCTGACAATACAACATATGAGGTTGCAAGTGGTCAAACAACAAATCAAATTGCTGATGACATATTAGACTTCACAGAAAGAAACCCATTTGGAGAGGTTGATTAATAATGTTTGGAAATCATTTCTATCATCAAATATTGAGAAAGTTAGTTGTTGCTTTTGGAACAACTTTTAACAATATTGTTATACATAGAACAAACAGTAGTGATGAAGTTACACAATCTATTAGAGTGCCATTGGCGTATGGACCTAAAGAAAAGTTTTTAGTTAGATTAGATCAACAACCTAATTTAACAGATAGTGAAAGTGCTAATGCTTTTGCTATTACTCTTCCTAGATTAGGATTTGAAATTAATACTATTACATATGACGCAAGTAGAAAATTAAATAAAACACAAAAGTTTAGATCGGTAAGAACAGGATCAGATGGTGTTGTTAATTACAACTATTCTCCTGTACCTTATAATATAAGTTTTAATCTATATTCATTTACAGCAACTGCTGAAGATGGTTTACAAATTGTAGAACAGATATTACCTTTTTTTCAACCTGACTATACTTTAACTGTTAAATTAATACCACAACAAAATATAACTAGAGATGTTCCTTTGATTTTAAATAATATAACTTATGACGATACTTACACAGGAAACTTTACAACAAGACGTGCTGTTATATACACTATGGCATTTACAGCAAAAACTTACTTGTTTGGTCCAACAAGTCAACAAAAAATTATTAAAACAACTCAAGCAGATCAATACACAGATACAAACCAAGCAACTGCTAAACGAGAACAAAGAATAACTGTAACACCTAATCCTACAAATGCTGACGCAGATGATGATTTTGGATTTAGTATAACTAGACAATTTTTTACGGATGCAAAAGATTATAATCCGTCAACTGATAGTGATGAATAGATATGGGAAAATTAGAAGATAGAGTAAACGAAATTTTAAATATTGCTGAAGAACAACTTCCAGAAAAAAAAGTAGAAGTAAAACCTCCAGTAGTCGCACCTAAAAATAGTAAAGAAGCAGACGCTGATTATGATTATAGTAGAGATAATTTCTATAATCTAATTGAAAGAGGACAAGACGCAATAGATGGTATATTAAATCTAGCAAAAGAATCTGAACATCCAAGAACATACGAAGTTGCTGGAGGATTAATAAAAAATGTTGGTGAAGTTATTGAAAAATTAACTGATCTACAATTAAAGATGAAGGAACTAAAAAAAGTTCCTAAGTCAGGACCTAATAATGTAACAAATGCTTTATTTGTGGGTTCTTCAAAAGAATTACAAAACCTTTTAAAGAAAAGTAAAATAGAAAATGAAAATACTGAAAGCAAAATTATCACACCCGAAGAAACAGACGTTTCTGATAAGTGATCTAAAATACACTAAAAAGAATCCTTATCCCAACACTCTACC